TTTTCTCTCACCCTATCTCACCCAAATAATATAATAAAATGGCCAACTCCCTAGCTGCGGCGCCTGCCGTACTTTCCGTCGGTGTCATCAAGGCACTTGCTAACCGTCTCCCGATGCTCTCGGGTTTCTCCACCGTCTTCACCTCGTCCATCCAGAATGGCGGAGCGACTATCCAAGTTCCACTGATCGGTACCTCCACCGCAACGGAATTTGGTGCCTCCGGATACCTCGAACAAAACGACGCAACAATCACGTCTTCCAGCGTAGTTTTGAAACATTTCAAAGTTTCCAGCCGCTTCTCGCCTCTCGACATTCGTCAGTACGGCGTTGGCTTCTTCGCCACCAACTTCGCTGAGACCGCCGCTATCGCTCTCTCCCAGAAAGTCATGACGGAAATCAACAGCCTCATCACCGCCGCTAACTACAGCTCGAACACCGTCACCGGCGTTGCTCTGTCCTACGCTGAAGTGGTTGCCGCTCAGAAGACCCTCGACGACGCTAAGGCCCCAGACAAGCGCGCTGTCGTCCTGAACAACACCTATATCTCCGACCTCCGTTCGGATGCCTCCATCATCGCTGCCTTCCAGCTCGGTGCCAACGTCATCTCGACTGGTTCCCTCGGTACGATTGCCGGCGCTCAGGTCTACCAGTTCAGCAACCTTTCTGCCAACTCGGAGAATTTGGCAGGTTTTGCCTGTGGTGTTGACGCAATTGCTTGCGCCACTGCACTGCCCTTCAACGAAATCCCTGGCGCTGATGTTGGTCAGGCCACCGACCCTGCCACTGGTCTCTCGGTTCAGGTCATGATTTTGCAAGAGCAGTCGGGTTACTACAACATCACTGCAACCTTACTGTTCGGTTGCGCTGTCGGTCGTGCTACCTCCCTCCGTCGTCTTCTGACGGCGTAAGCGTTGCGGCCTAGCCGCTTAAACGAGACCCCCTTGCCTAACCGCTTGGGGGTCTTTTGTTTTTACTCCCTGCCAAGGTTATACCATGAACTACTCGGAGACCCTACTGACCGACGCTAAGGAGTTTGTAAACGACTGGGGTATCCCCATGACGTGCGCCACCGCCGAGGTCTTCCGCGTCATGGCCTCCGACGCCGCCGTCCAGCAGACCCTCGATGCCGGCGGGTTTGTTAACCAGACCTCTTTTAACCTTAAGGTCGTCGCTACCTCCACCGCGTGGACCACCGCAGACGGGGACGTGGGTGGCTCTACAGGCTCTTTGTCTGGCGGGGTAGCCATCTCCGCCCTCGCCATCGGTAAAAAGGTCACAGCGGCGAACCTAGGCCTACGCATCGTGGCATCCCTGTATAAGCCCGGCTCGGCTTGGGTCATCCTAACGGTCCACACGGACACCCAGTAAGTGGCGACCACGGTCCAAGTCGTAGTCAATAAGGCTTCCTTTGACCGCTTTCAGTTTGCCCTTACCGAGTTCCGACTGGCGGCTGGTATCTCTATGCGGGACGGCTTCATTCGCGAGGCTGGTTTCTGCTGCTACGAGTTCATGCGCTACAGTCCCCCAATGCCCAAGAGCGGGGGCGGTGGCCTGACTGGGACCGCTAAACGCTGGGGCGACGAGGCCGTAAACGTGGACATTCAAACCCTGTTCCGTCCAAAGGACGACCCTGGTGCCGCCTTCCAGAAGATGGGCGAGGCCGTGAGCAAGGGCGATCTAGGCGGGTTCCTCCGTTGGCAAGGTATCGCCAAGGGAAGCATGACTAAGAAAGCCAATGGCTGGTATCGGCAAAAGGAAGGGCGTGACCCTCGCGGTATCTTCCAGAAAATCCTTATAGGCGGTAATCCTCAAAAGGACTTCCAAGCATTTAAGAACCGCTTCGGCTCTAGCTTCGCCGCCAAGGAAGCACCCAAGGAAACGACCGACCTTGCGGGTATCCACAAGCAATTCAAGGACCGCTATAACGGACGTATCCACAAGAACAAAGGCCCGGCCCTTAACGGCATTAAGTTCCTCGTCGATGGGCCAAAACTCAAAGCCTACATCGAGCTGCGCAAGAAGGCCGTCGGCTTTCTCAAGGGAGGCTGGGCTAATACGCTTATGTCCCTGCCAACCCCTAAGAAGACGGAAGGCGTCCAGTTCGCGTCGACCTCTAAGGTGCCCAAATGGATTACACGCAATATGGGCGCCAATGGCTATTCAAGGTTTGCCGGCAATCAGGCCACGGGTAACTTCACCCTAATCATCGGCAACAACCAGGGCGACAACGACGGCAGGGCGACCTCCGCTAAAACCCTTAACCACGTTATCAACGTGCGGGCCAACAAACTGGAGAAGGAAGTGGAACGTCGGCTCAAGAAACCAATCGATTTATTTAACAAACCATAAACCCAATGGGCACCAAATCCATCCGCCATATTGTTGAGACCGCCGTCTCGACCTACCTCACCGCTCAAGCCGAGTTCGCGGGCATCCAGATCAGCACGGGCGACTCTGCCGACGTGCAGTCCCTGCCCCGCATTATCTGCTACTGCCCAAGCGCAAGCCCGCCCCCTGACCTCCCTGAAGGCCTTGGCAACTTCCTCGCCCAGGTTGAAGTCCACGTCATGTCCTCCGCCGACGATACAAACCTTACGACCCATCGTGCCCGGTGTGCCGCGGTCGCCGGCTACATGGACAGCGTGACCGACCTTGGTGCTGTCTTTACCTCTCAGGCCGATGCGGCTTTGTACGACATCACCCCCCAAGCCGAGGCTGACGACCACGAGTCCCGCATCTGGCATACGACCCTGTCCTATGGGGTGCTTTGCGTCCTCCCCGCGTAAGGTTGACCGACCCCCCAAGGTTAAGAACTCACTATGGCTGCAACTCTAAAAGGCGTCACCTGTCTCTACGGCGTGGCTGGAACTGTATCCAACCTCTTTGTCCAGTCTTACACGCTGACCAAGAACTACGAGCTGAATGATACCGTGCAGGACGAAACGGGTAAGACCGTGACGGCCCGCTACGATGGCGAGATGCGCGAACTGACCGTCGACGGCATCGTCAAGACTCTTGATATGCCTACGCTTGGCGCTTCCATTACCTTTATTGTTTCTACCGATTTAGCTCCTGGCGCAACCCCTACTTTTGTTGGCGTGATTGAGTCTCTTGAGGAGAAGGGCGGGAATAAGGAGTTTGTCAAAGTTAGCATCAAGGCCAAGCAGTGGGAGTCTATCGCTTCCTACGCTTAAACCTTGGACAAGCGTTTCGTCCTAGCCTTTACGTCGCCGTCCCGGGTCATTATCCTGGGACGCTTCGTTTACCCGTTCTGCCTTAAACATCGTCTGCACCTTATCGCCCTTGAGTCTCCGCTTGTCCTAAGCGGTAAAGAGATCACTGCGGCGGACCTACTCCTGGCTGTCAAGGTGTGCGCCGAGGAACCCATCGACCGCGTCACATGGCGAGACCAGTGGGAGGCCTTAAAGATGAAACACTGCCCGGGCTATCTCAACGCCCAGCTGGACCGCTTTGTCACCTTCACCCTGCTCACCCAGTGGCCTAAGTTCTGGGAGAAGCGGAGCGCCGAGTCTGGCTCGGTCAACTCTGTCCCTTGGGTCTTACAGGTGGTCAGTAACCTAATGAAAAACGGCTTCACCGAGGAGCGGGCGTGGATGATGCCGGAGGCCCAAGCGGTCTGGATGTCCACGGGCTTTAACAGTATTGCGGAAGGTGGCTCGCGTATCGAGCTGCTGACCACCGAAGAGGAGGAACTCCAGAGGGAACTCCTTGACCAATCGGCAAGGGTAAGAACCTCCGATGGCCCGTAAACTTGAACTAGACCTAGTAGCCAAAAGCAACGCGGACGTTGTATTGAACCGCGCCAAGACTGCCGCTAACAACTTTGCCAACGGACTAGCCTCAAAGTTTACAGCCGCCTTCGGGGCGATGGCCCTCCTAGACAGGGGATTAATGGCAGTTCAACAAGGCTTTGAGTTTGTCGTTAACTCGGTCAAAAAGTATGCCGACATCGCCGACCAAGCCGGAAGGTCTGGCATGGATGGAGAGGACTTTCAGCGCCTAGCCTCCGCCGCAAACCTAGCCGGGGTTTCGATGCAGACAGTCTCTAAGGCTGCTCGTGAGTTGCGTATCCTTATGAAGGACGCCGCTAGTGGCAACGCTGCAGCGACCCAGAAACTTGTAGCCCTTGGCTTTACAAACGACCAAATTAGTAAGGGAACAATCAAGACCACGGATGTCTTCCTGCAACTTGCTAAGGCTATGGAGGTGGCTGGCTCTGATGCCGACAAGCTTACCATCCTGACCGCCATCTTTGGCGACAAGGTTTCAGCCGATCTCCTTCCCCTTCTCGACCAGACGCGGCTTAAACTCCGCCAGACTTTTGGCGAGACACCTATCATGGACAACCAAGCCCTCCAAGACTTGGACAACATGATGGACAAACTCGGAAAACTTGGGCAACTCCTGCAGTATATTGCCGCCACATCTGCCTATCAGGCAATCTTTGGGCGGGGTGCTGGGGGTGCTGCAATTCGAGAGTTTTTCACTGGTATAATCCCAGGCAGTAACTTCTTAATCGCCGGCGCTCAAGGTCTCGCCTCTGCTGGTGTAGCTGATAGTAAAGCAAAGGGAACCGACACTGGGCCAATCCCTAACACCGCCGCTTTGACTTCTGTCGGGGCCAAGATTGGCGAGGCCTCGATGGGCTCGGGCGTGATCGGTGTCGGCAACTCCCCGCAGATTGCACTCGCCGAGGAAGCCAATACTAAACTCGATAGCATTGACTCAAAGCTCGGGCAGTTGGTTAATTCTGGTGGCATCAAAGACCCGACCAAAATGCAAATCAACAGGTTCCCTCTCCGCACCCCTGGCTCTCAATAAACTCTTATGGCTGTAAACAAAAAGGGCAACGCCCTCACCACCGCAGTCCAGCAAACAAACTGCAACGTCACAAACGACGGCTATGGCCTACTGACCTCGACCGTCAACTGGCAGGGCGACCTTGCTGGAATTCCTGTCCTCAAGGGCTCGGACCATCCAGAGTTCTCCTTCATGAAA